ATATTATTACAAATACTCCTTTTTTGTTTTTTTGTGAGCAATACCGGGCAAGTGCCAACGCACAAACAGCATCATCGTGCAACCCTGATGGGGCAGAATAACGCAATCCCGTTGCCGTGTGTTCAAATTCAAAGTTCCGCATCTCGTCTGCGATTATTCCTTCGGGAAACTTGATAAGCCCAGCGTGAACATCAGCGGTCAACTGCTCCATCATCTGTTGCTTTGATACCGATGTGAATTTAACCCCAACAGAACGTGGGCAATGCCGTTGTATTTTCTCAACTATTGGGTCACCAACTCCCGTGCTGTCTATGGCCGCAGGTGTGTTGCCCACTACCCTGATGATGTGCTGTTCTGTTTGCGCCCAGTCCTTTTGAAAGCGGTCAAAGTAGCAGACACGATATTCGGAGTCAAGGCCAATGATCACAGTGTAGTCGCTATACTTCGCCAAATCTATGCCAAACCACTCAGTATTGGCGGTGGATAGCGGTGCAATACACTGCGAAATGTAGCTCAATCCAAATGGGTTGCTGCCATCCTCGGTAGGTTCGGCAAGATACAACTCACTGAATATGTGCTGCGGCAAGTCACGCTTTGCCTGTTCAACTTCCTCTAATTTCAGCACCCCAGCATTGACTGCGTCATAAGCGGTAATCTTAAAAAAGCCATAGTTAGGTTCGCCCATCCTTGCCCGTTCGGATAGCTTATAACCCCAGTTCTTTTTGCCCTTTACGTTACCGATTAGCTTTGCCTTGCCTTCGGTTTTGGTCAGGGTGGAACGCAGGGCAAACCATGCATCTTCCCTCGCCCGTGTGAACTCGTCAAACACCGCAGCATAGACATCGTCACCATAAAGGTTGTCGGGTTTATCTGCTGACTTAAATTCAATGATGCCACCCGTTGGAAGAGTCAATCGTAACTTACTTTCATTGACCTTGAAAAAGTCCCGCACCGTCACTTGGTTACGCATCCTCCTGAATGCAATCTCCGCCTGTTGGTACACGGGTGCAACCCACCAAACCGACTGATTTTCTTTTAGCTTCAATGCCTGTTCAAACAGCCAAATAATATGACTCGCTGTCTTGCCAACTTTGGTGGCAGCAGCGGTAACGGTGTACCTATCAGGGCTGTCAAGTATCGCCCGTTGGTAATCCGTTACGAATGGCCGGGTGTAGCTAATGTGCATTTATAAAATTCCAGTCTGTCTTTGTTTATTGCTTCAAGGTTGTGGTGCTCGTTGCAGTAAGTTTTATTGGCAACCCCCCTGATTTTACCCTGTCCACTTTCCATAGCGTGTTTCATTGCTTTGTACCATTCATCTGGTGTGTTCAGGCAGAAGTTCACCCCTGCATTGTTCAGGTGTTGCAGGTATGGCTCAACTCCCGATGCAATCACGGGCAATCCATACGCAGCCGCTTCGATTATTTTCAGTTCGGATTTGCAGCTGTTCCACTCGTTCTGTTCAAGCGGTGCAAGTGCGCAGTCAAATAAGCGGTAGAAATTGCCATACTCGTTTGGCTGCTGTGCATGAGATACCAATACCTGCGGTTTCAATACCGGGTTATTTCCGTTGAACTTGTAAAGGATGCTATCCCAAATGTAGTTATTTGCCATCCACCCACACAAAACAAAGCGGACATTGTCATGCTCGTTGCAGATGCGTTCAATGGCTTCCGATAGTATCATGATATCATTGCTGTGGGTAAGTCCACCCACCCAACCAAAGGTGAAATACTCCCTTTCCTGCGGTGTTGAAAGCCACTGGTCATCTGTCAGGTCAAGTGCATTCGGCAGCACCTGCACATTGCGGTTGTACTTCGCTATCTTTTGGGCCAAATAATCTGTTGTCGTGGTCACACCATCGGCATACCTGATGCCGTCGATTATCTGCTGCTTTAATTTGTGCTCCCGAAAGTACTTGTAAGTCGGGTGGTGTTTTGGAAGTAGCCAATAGTCATCAATGTCCACGATGTATTTGATATTGTTCTTTGCAAGGTAGTGCAGAATTTCGTAGTGGTTCTCTCCCAGCCACCTGTTGAAAATGACCAAGTCGTAATTAGATAAATGCGGTATTCCATTGCGTTCAAAGTTTTGGGATATGCTGACGGTTATGTCATCAGGGTAATCAATTTGTAATCGTTTCAGGGGTGTATATAGGCGGTGATATTCAACTCCACCCATGCCTTCCCAAAGTGCTAACACTTTCATTTCATCATCTCCTTTATTTCCTTAAATAATGCCCTTATTTCGGGTGACTTGATTTTTAGACAGGCAACCTGTAATTTGATTGTGCGCCTTTCTTTGGTGCGTTTCAGTCGTCTCCGCTGTGCTGTGTATTTCATTCGTATGTTTCTGTGAAGTATTCGTATGCGTTAAGGTCATCGTCAATCATGGTGGCGTTGACTGCATCCATAATCTGTTGCCTTTCCATTTCTTTGGCCTTGTTTATTACCGCAGTTGCCTGTTCAATAGATAAACTTTCTTTCAGGTTTTCAAGCAACCATTCTACTGCTGTTTGTTTATTGCCCATCGAGATTTAAAGTTATTTTGATTTCGCCTGTGACCGTTTGATTTACATCGGCCGTTTCCTTCGGTTTGCCGTACACCCTGCTCAACAAGGTTTCAATGCTATACAAGCTGCCCTTTTCAAGTGACTTCCGCATAGCATTTGCAATGGTCTTTTCCAGTACTGTTGCTTTGGGGTTCTGCCACACCTCTTTCAATTCGTCAAGATCCATTGACAACATCGCCTGAATGGTGTCGTTTATTTCGGCTAACTTGTACCCCTGTTCTTTCAAAAGGGTGACGTACTTTTTTGGTCTGCCGTTGGGGTTTCTAACTTCCCCTTTTTGCGCTGGTATCAAATTATGTTCATTTGCCATGTCTTCTTATTTCTCTCTTTATTTTCCACATGTTGGACACATTTCTTTTTCTTCGGGTTCATCCTTGATTTCGGGTAGGTCAACTCCCCATGTGATTAGTTCCTCTGCATCCCATTCGTTTGCCAATTCATCCCAGTTCCATTCGCCGAATGATACGTTGTCCTTGATTAGAAATTCATCACGCTGTTTGAGTGTCCAATCATCTGCTAAAATGATGGGAACTTCTGCCGCCCCGATGTCGCAAAGTGCCTTGTATCTCATGTTACCGCCAAGGATTGTGTAACCCCCAAAGTCCGAAGTCACGCAAACCAATGGACGGGCAGTCAACATTTCAGGAAACTCAATAAGTGACCGCTTCAGTTTGGCAAACTTATCTGCACTTATGGTACGTGGGTTATTTGCGTTGGAGTGTATTTCGCTTAACCTTACCCACTTCATTTTTTTTGATTATTACTTCGATTGAAAATTCCCCGTTGCTGTGTTCTTCTGGTTTGTCCTTGTTTGTTGCCGTGTCGATTATCTCAATGTGCCAATATTCCTGAATGCCTGTTGCAAGTAATATGCCCTCTACTGAAAAAGTATGTGGTGGCTCACATGAGTATGGCAGATAGAAATATCGGTGGTCTAAATTCCAACGGCTCGGTAAAGTCTTTTTACGTTCATACAAATCACGATGCGGAATGCTCATGATGATGTGACCGCCGGGTTTGCAAATGCGATACCAGTTTTGAATTGCCGTGATTGGGTCATCCAAATGCTCCAATACGTGGGAAGCATAGACATAGTCAAATGTGTTGTCTGCGTATATCTCCATCGTGGTGGCATCGCAGTCATCTTTGTCATGGTGGATGCAATCGGTCAATGAAATGGTATCAACTCCATCAAATGTGTCAATCCTACCGCACCCGATGTCAATGCCTTGTCCTTTGATGTAGGTGTCATAAAACCCGGATGCGAGTCTGCGTTGGTGTGCCTTTGCTGTTTCAGCCATATTTGTGTTTTATTATCTGTGTCAGGTTCATAATTGTCCAAGCACCAAACCCATTGTCACCAGTCGGGATGACGTTGTGGGCAGTCGGGCAGATTTCAACAACACGGGGATGTTTAATTACTTCTGCTATGGCATAAGCCATTGACTGATTGCCGACAAATAACTCACAGCCCTTTATGATGCCGCACAACTCCGCAAAGTCTTTCACTTCGATGTGTGAAATGTCAGGCAGTTTGGCAGAAATGATGCGGTATTCATCGGGCAGCCCCACGAACTTTATCTTATCCTGATACCTGCGCAGGATTGAATAATCAAAAGTCGGATTGTGATAACGGGCTGTTCGGTTCAAAATGATTTGGTGATTGCCTAATTGCCATACATCAAAGTGTATCGGCTCGGAAAGGTTGCAGGTCAGTTCTGGGTAAATGTGGAAATACCATTGGCTGATATGCCCTGTGTAATTATGAAACTTCCTGAATAGGTTGAAATTGTAATCGGTATGCACCGCTTCATCCGTGATTGTGCATTTGCCTATAAAGTCGGTTGACATCAGCAATGGCAAAAGCATTTCAGCCATTTGCCTATTCATCTGCACTTTACCCATCGGGTGATTGAAACCATACTGGGCAGGAACATCCACCTGCAAATACAGATGCACTTTGCTATCGTGCAACCGGGATGCTGCTCTCATTGCCGGGAGTGAGTAAATCAAGTCCCCTGCGTTACCGCCGTGAATTATACTAACCATTGAGTGCCTCCCGATATAGTTTTTTCAAGGCATCAAACATACAACTGCGACACGCTGGAAACGGTTGCCCGTACAACTGCCTGTGAACTTCGTTGAGTTTGGCATAGTACCCAGCTTCAAGTGAGTAAGTGCCCGTCTTGTTTATCCTCTCAATATGCGACTTCAAGTCAAGGCAAAGTGAACGCTGTTCAGGTGTCATATGCGAGTCATTATAAAGTAACAAACACAGGGCAAAACAACCCCCATGGCGATGCCAGTCAATGTGATTTCAATTAGTGTCATAGGTATCTGTCAATTAATGCTCCAAAGATAGCACATAGTGCACCATAAATTATACCATACAATCCAAATTCAACGGTAAACCATACCAGTCCTGTCCACCAAGATAGGCAGAACCCGCATTCAAAAGGTTTGATTGTTTTGCGGTAGCGGCTGTCAAGCGCATACACGAATGAAATCATCGGGGGAAAGAAGTACCGGGAAAGCAGCACACACAATGCGGCCACTCCCAAAATGTCAGTCATCGTATTCATTGTATTTTTCTTTTATCTGGGTTTTGATTGCGTTTATGATTTGGCTGATCTCACGGTAATTGATTTTGGTGTCACGGGCAATCATTGCCATGCTTTGCTTATCCTCCCACAACTGCCATAACTTTACCACATACCACTCACTCCGGTTAAAATGGTTTGCCACCTCTTTAAAGTTGACAGACTCCACCGCTTCCTGTTTGCGCCTGATGTGCGTTTCGTCATAATCTTCGGCTTCCTCATCATAATTTTCGGGCAGGGTTTCTGTGGTGCGTAGGAAATCCCTGTAAAACTTGGTATAACGATTGCCGTTTACCGCATTGCACCCCACCCGGACAAGGTAGTACACCAGTCCATTGCTTTGGTGCAGTTGTATCAGGCGGTCAGCATCCATTTCACAGCAGATAAGCAAAAGGTGTTGTTGTAGGTCGGCAGCAACGTGGCCCCCTATTTTGTTACAGAAGTCCGGCAGCCATTTGGAATTGGCTAACTCAATCAGTATCTCTGTGCGCTTGTTCAAGTTTTAAAGCGTGAACTTTTTTCAGCCAATCTTTGAATGACTTGTTATCCCCATACCGGGCATGGTCACGTCTGCACAATGCCATTAGGTTTTCAATGACATCAGCGTGTTTGCTTCCACCCATACCCCGTGCTTCTATGTGGTGAATGTCCACAGCTTGGGCCCCACACACCTCACAAGGAATGAAATCACTTTTGTCATAGCCGAAATGGTCAAGGTATACCTTCGTATGCTTCTTCACGGCACAAAGTTTATTCGTAAATAGTCGATATTTTTATATTGTGGATAACTTTAATACAAATAATTTAACAAAAACTATTGCAAGTATAGAAAACTATATTACATTTGCAGCATGGAAAACACTAAAACACCTTTTGAAATGGGCTATCAGGCCAGTCAGCAATTCAACTACTGGGGAACAAATGGCGAAAATCCTTTTGAATTGAACTCCGATGACTTTAAAGAATGGGAAAAAGGATGGGCTTGGTACATTACGCAAACCATTGAATGGGAACGTGACGAGCAAAGCGACATTGATTATCACGAAAATCAGCAATATTGTAACGAATAATTTGGAAATATAAAATCTTTGTTTTATAATTGCATATCGGAATAACAGGACTGACTCCCCTGCCGAGAAACGGAACAAATGACAACGAAAATAATTAACACCCACGCAAGTAAAGAGACGGCATTGTTCCAGCCGGAGTCAACTCTTGAAAGTGTGGGTGTTTTTTTTATGAATATTTACAAACCCACACCATTACCAGTCGCATATTGTGACGAGCAAATCGCAGAACTTGAACTGCGCAAAGAGTATGAAAATTACAGGCGAGAAAACAAGGTGCTTACGTTATTACAATGTGAGTACCTTTGGATGAAACTTGACCTGCAAATAATTTACTACCAGCAATGCAAAAAATTAACCCTTAAACAAATATCAAAATGAACAAAACAATTTTATTCCACGATCCGGATTTCTCAAATCAAATCAGCACATGGTCAGGTTCAGGAGGCCTTACAATTATGCTTGAAAATCCAAGCAATCATGAACAGCTTTCCATTAGATTAGATGCAGAAACAGCACAAGGTTTTATTGATGAAATGCAAGATTGGTTAAATACATATACACAAAATTATGAGCAACGGCTGGATTAAGATACACAGGAAGTTTATAGAATGGCAATGGTTCGGCAACTCGGAAGCCGTGCATTTATTTCTATACATAATTTTGAAGGCAAACCATGCTGACAAAATGTGGCAAGGTCATGATGTTAAACGTGGTCAGCTGATTACTTCAATTGGCCACTTGTCAATAGCCACGGGCATTTCACAGCGTTCTGTTAGAACCTTGCTAAAAAAGTTTGAAAACACAGGCGAAATAGAAGTAAAAACGACAAACAAATTTACCCTTGTAAGTGTCTGTAAATATGAATGTTACCAAATTGCTGACGAAGAAAGTGACAAACAAAACGTCACTCAAACGACAATCAAACGACAAACAACTGACAAACAAGTGACAACAAACAAGAATGATAAGAATTATAAGAATGAAAAGAATGTAGAGATATATAGGCAAATTCTTCATTTACAAATCACACGGGCAGAAGTTGACAAGCTAATTGCTGATGGCTATACCATTGACCAAATAGATGACATTCTGGACAGGGCAGAAAACTGGAAAGGCATTGCAAACAAAAGGTCACTATACCTTACCGCAAAAAATTGGCTATCTGCTGACATAAAGAAAATCACAGCAGAAGTTTACCGTACACCCAAAGAAAACTTTTTACAATGATAGAGCAACAAATACTCGGAACGTGGCTGCAAGGTAAGCAGCTGGATTTAACCGCAACCGTACGCAGCGAATGGTTTACCGTGCCAAAATACCGCACCCTATGTTTGACCATTCAGGCAATGTACCTCAACAACGAACACATTGACAACGTGGCTGTGGTAATGAAGCACCGTGACATGGCAATGGACATCGCAGGGCTAAACAACTACTACACAGGCGAAAGTATTAGCCGAATGGTGGCAATGTTGCATCAGGAATACATCCGCAAAACGCTGACTATTGACTTGACAAAAATTGTCAATGACCTGACCAACGGAAGTGAAATAATGCAGTCCATGTCGGAAGTTCAAAAAACTATTGACGAATTGCAACTCAACGAAAGCGGACAAGCTGTTGACCTTATCACTCTACTAGGTGACCGCTTCGACAACTTGGAGAAACGAAGCAAGTCCGAAATCAAAACCATTGGATTGCCCACCGGGTTCACCAAACTTGACAAGTATATTGGCGGGTTTGTTCCGGGCGAAAATGTGGTGGTGGCAGGTCGGCCCGGGATGGGTAAGACAGCATTCGCAGTCAGCATCGGGATTGCCCATGCAAAGCTTGGTGGAAGGGTAATCATGTTCAGCATGGAGATGAGCAAAGAACAACTCGCAGACCGCATACTTTCATCCCTTGGTCGGGTAGATAACCTGAAAGTGCGTAACGCTGATGTGAATGAATTTGAACTTGAGAATATCGCCCGTGAATTACTGCTGATTGACTACAAATTTCAAATTGAAGACAGCACCATGCTGGACATTGCCCAAATCAAAACACGAATTAAGACCATGAAAGTAAAACCAACGTTGGTAATCATTGACTACATGCAGTTGGTTAAAAGCACAGGGGGTAAAAATCGAGAGCAAGAAATAGCCAACATCAGTAGGCAATGCAAACTGATTGCGAAAGAATGCGGATGTACCGTGATGCCATTGTCACAATTGAACAGGGGAACAGAGGAAGGAAACAGCCGCCCTAAATTAGCAAACCTACGTGAGTCTGGGGCAATAGAACAGGATGCAGACACGGTGTTATTTCCTTACAGACCTGATTACTACGAAGCCCAGAAGAATGGCGGCAACCCACCTGAACTTGAAGATGCTGAACTCATTATCAGCAAGTGCCGTAACGGGATGACAGGAACACTGCAATGCAATTTCATGGGAAAAACCGTTGAATACATTTTTTAATTAAATATAAATAACTATATTTGCACCATGAGAATAAAATTAAAAGCACCACAGCACAACAGCCGCACAACATTTCGTCAAAGCGAAATCGACCGCATGAAAGAAGTAATCAGGCACCAGCAAATCCGCATCAGGGAATTGGAAACCGTGCTGAAAGTAC